GCTTTTGAGGCTCTTGAATAACCCATTGGAGGGCAACTGACCCATCATCTTTATATGCTGTAGATATTCTCTTAGCTTCAAAGCCTTCTGCGGTCTGGTGGACTAAATCCCTGTGCGGGGCTACGCCCTGACTTGATGCTATACCCTCTAACCTACGAAGCATCTTATCTATATTGCGCCTAGAGCTTCCGATCTTTTTGCTTGCTTTGTTAGCCGAGCCTGTCTCAATCACTGCATCTAGTATTTGATGATGCCTTTCGGTGGTTGCAAATTCCTTTAGTACCCGTGGATCGATCTTACTCACTATGCCTCCTGCTGGGCTTGTAGCTCGGCATACTCGCTGTCTGCGGGTATTGATAACCGAATGCCCTGCTTGGTAGCCCAATGATAGACGTTATCAAGATAGTGTACAAATTCACCTTTAGTGAGCTTGCTGGTGCTTTTTACTTGTTCAGGGATTTGCTGGTTACCAATAGAGTAACAAGTAGTACCCAGAAACCGCTTCTTTAACCATAATTTCCAAACCTCGGCAGGCTCTTCGTGATCAATCTTGTGGCCCTTGTCTGCCATTTCCTTCGCTATTTCTCTGTACCAAATATGAGACATAGCGTTCTGGCTTAGGCTTCTAGGGTTCTGGTAAGTTTCTAATTTAACAGCTAGAGGTGTTGAGTAATCCCAGTCCTCCATACGCTTGACAATAAACGGCAGCCTTTTATCTAGCTCCTGTTTGCTGCTTACCTTTACATGGTCGCCCTGCGTCATATTAATCTCCACAAAAGCAAGGAATAGATTTGTCATCGAAGGCAAATAGCTGCCCTTGATCCGTCGCTATGACTTGCATCTTTTCATAGCTAGGCTGATCGCTCCTAAATCTTGCGTTGATCTTTTTCTCTTGAGCTACCCACCAGTCAGCTATGGAAGGGTCATGCTCAACAATAGACTGTTTAATGCTGTATCCCTTTAAGAAACATAGATCGCAATTGCTTAGGGTATTCACCCCTGCTGGCGGCATAGAAAGATCAAACTCTTGGTTATTCCAGAAGTCACGGACATCACTTTCTGTAATGCCATCATCAGCCATAGGCACAGCATAATTATCCTTTGTCCGCATCTTGGCTGCTCGTCTAGGCTCATCGCCTCTTATGCCGACTACAGTCAAAAAGTCATCGCCACCCATGTATCTTTCTATAGTTAACACCTTTAGCTCGCTAGTGCAAAACCTAGCCATCATATTAGGTAGGTAGTTTTTATCCTCAATAAGTTGGGCGAAAGGTTGACCATCTCTACTTGCAGTTTCGTAATCAACCTCAATAAACTTCTTTTTTCCTGTGTACTCAAGCCAAGTTATAACCACTCCCCAGTTTTTAGCTACATCTCTGATAAAATCTAACGTCTGAGGCATCTCTTTGCCTGTGTTAGCAAAGATAACTTCAACATATTCAGGTAAATTGAAATCATGCGCTTTAAGTATTTGATATAGCATATAGGCAGAACTTCTGCCTCCACTAAAACTAATCACTGCTGGCTCGTTTATGTAATATGGGTTCATAGCTTTACCCGCAACCATTTATCCATCATCCGTTCACAACTGTTTTCTAGCCTGCTGGCCGTTGCCACCCTTTCCCTAGCTGCCTTATCATAACCCAGCCGATTCTTTTCAAATGCGAAAATCGGTTTTAGGTGGTCAGGCGTACAGTATTGCGTACCGTATAACCTGCCTTTTAAGGTGCTGTACTTCAGGGTCTCAGGGTTCATTTCGTTGCAGACTTTTACATACTCAGCAATCGTGTAGCATTTACCATCCTCCAGCTTTGGATGCTCGCCCCTAAACTCGACTAACCTTTTTGCATTCTTACTACGCATTCTTTAATTCCCCGTCATAATAAAAGCCAAACTTGTCAAGATAATACTGTTTCATCGAAATTTGGTCTTCAGTGTTAAGCCAGCTAATGTCAGTCATCTGCATATCGATAGACTTGGCCCTAATGCTTTCATTTTTACTAGACTTTTTAGCCATTGGTGAGCCGCCCTGATTTTGAGCTTTGGTTAACCACAGATTGACAAAGCGTTTAATACCGCTTTTTGTCTTTCTCTTTGTAGGGTTAGCATCGCACCATGATTCCATAGCCATAAGCTCTTGGTGTACGTTGACTGCTGGAAAGGCTCTCTGCCAAGCGATTACATCTTTTTCTTCTGGCTGCCAATCTTCTTTAGTATTTAGTAGCATATTATTCCCCGAATGCTTGTTGGTATAGGTGAGTCTCAACCTTGTTGAAAAATGAATCAATAGACTCTAGCTCATTGTATTTCTTTTTGCCTCCATCTTCTCGCTCAATAAGGCCATCTGAGTTCTGCCCTTTTCTTTTGATCTGACAGGTATCCCAGTAATCAGATTTCCTACACCACCCCATAAACTTTACATTAGTAGCCAGCTTCTCTCCTTTCGGAATAAGAACACTAGCAAAAACATAATAGTGACAAGGGTAATCCCTTTGGTACAGGTTGACGTGAGTATCGTAGCTTGGCAAACATTCAACAGTTCTTTGCTTGGCTTTTAGGTCAACAGTGGCTCTGCCTATCTTAAAGTCGAAATGATAGCTCGTAGCTGCTGTGTATTCATGCTCTAAAAAACGGTCACTTAAAGCGCCTTTAAAAAGCAACTCAGCAAGGTTTCCAGCGTATTGACCTGAACCATTATCTAACATCGTCTTGCCGTTAAATGCTTTGTTGGTCGCCATCTCTAACGCTTTTTTGTGATTATCTTCAGTTGGAACTAATATCATCTGAACCTCCTACAGTTCTAATTTAATCTTTTGCTTAGTATGTACCACGCTTTTGCCGCTGTTTGCGGTACTACTCCGTTCCCCAAGAGTCTAAGTCTGTCCACCCTGTCGGCACACCCATCAACCACTCGACCCAATCTGGGTTCAGGTAGCCACTGCTGTGGGGCTTCTGCTCTGACTCCGTTGCCGCTGCTGTAAGCGATGGAGTTTTCCTTGTGTACTCGGCTGGATATCCTCCCTCCTGTCCCATATGCGCTGTTGGTGTCGGCCACATTTTCACTGCTATCGCCAGATTGTCGGGAACCTTTTTGTTTTTTGATTTCGGGTCTGTCTTCCTCTCCATCCGCGCTTTCCAAGTTTCGTAAGTCTGTTCTGGCATCATCGCTTGAGGCGTGGGCCACATCTTCACTTGCTTTGACAGCATTAGTTGGTTCGCGGTGTCCATGTTTCTCCAATCTGATGCTGTCGGAGTTTGCCAAGTAAACCGTTGTGCAATCTGAGTCTCTAGGTTTGGGTATTTTGCCGTTGACGTTTTTTCTGTTATTTGTGCTGCCATTGCACTGCAAGCCCTTGGAGTTGCCCAAGATGTAGACTCGCTTTCTTTGGTGTGGTGCGCCAACTTCACGCGCACTAAATATTCCCCACGTTGCTCTATAACAATCTTCTTCCAAATCGCTGATGACTGTGGAGAGTCCAAGCGAAATGTGTCCCTCGACGTTTTCAAAGAAGCATCTAATAGGTCTAATTGATTCGATGTGTCGCCTAATAAATGGCCACAGGTGTCTTGGGTCATCTGTTCCCTTTCGCTGTCCTGCTGCTGAAAACGGCTGGCAGGGATAACCTCCAGTGATGAGGTCAACGCGGTCTCGAAAGAGGTGCGCTGGGAAGGTTTTAATATCCGTGTAAATAGGTGCGGGAGGTAACTGCCCTGTTTCCATCTTGTTAACCAAGTTCGCAATGGCGAAGGCTTCGATCTCCACATAAGCGATGACTCTATGTTCAAACCCTGCAAGGTCAAGTCCTCTTTCGATTCCACCATATCCTGCACAAAATGCGATGACAGTGGGTAATTCTTTGGTAGTATCCACATTCTATCTCCTATGGCTCGGCAAGCCTCGCCTTGTGTATTGATAAATTATATTTTTAAATATTTTTATCTAAGATGCGTTAAACCCTTTTACTTCAAAAAGTAAAATTTGCGATCAAAGGGCTAAAGCAACTTTGCGGTTAATTCGTATTCGTATCGAATCTCTAATCTATCCCTTAGCAAAAACCGATCTGCTTCGGGGGCTATGCACTGGAGGGTCAACCACGCTCTGATGTTTAATTTAAAGAGTTCATCAGCCTCTAGCCCGAATACTTTTTGAACCATAAAAGATTCAGCGGTCAAAGTAAACCGAAAAGGTTACTTATAACCAAATGTTATAAAATCATCTATCGTTATACCCAAAGACAAGCATATCAGCTGGATAGTATGTATCTTTAAGTTCTTGCTTTTACGCCAGCGCAATACCTGCTGGGGTGAAGTTTTAGCTATTTTGGCAAGCTGTCGGCTGTTTACGCCTTTGTTGTTTTGTGCCGCTATTAGGCATTTGCCTGTATCGATTAATTCCATGATCTTAAACCTTGTGATATATTAATTGGGCGGGTTCCCCCGACTCGCAACCTCCTATGGTTTGCCCCCCGAAAGGGGGGCTTTTTACCCTAGAACGGAATGTCAGCATCTAGCTCTTCCATCGTCATATCTTCTTTAGCCGTAGTTCCTTGCCCCGCAGACCCTGCTGGTGATCCCGAGTCGGTATAAAATACCTTAACATTGCCAAGAATAGGGGTTTTAGTCCCAGCGTCACGCTCTTCTTTATCGACGGTCTGGCTGATAAAACCATTGTTGTCATACTGATCAGCTACTGCTGTATCTACAAAGGTAGTCAGGTCAAGATAAGTGCCTTTTGCTCCCTTATACAGGCGCGACTTGTCGATCTTGGTAACATCAATTCGTACTGATAATCCTACTTTCATTTTAGCTTCTCCACTTGGTTTGTAATTTCCGCTACAGCCTTATCGACCTCAGCAGACAGTTTTGCGATATAGTCGTCATCGCGGTGAACACGCACTAGAACGTGCGGCATTTCTGGGTGGTAAGAAAAAAAATCCCACCAATCTCGTTTTGTAATCCACATACAGCCTTGAATTTGCTGCCAGTATTTTTTTATTCCTTCTTGCGGGTTAATCATATATTCCGCGTGTGTGGTAGGAGCAGGGCATTTAATTTCTAAACCGCCTTGATCATCTACCAATCCATCTGGAGAGCAACCAAACTTAAAGCTGGTGTCGAGGATAAATCCAGTCTCGATAACATTGTTGCCGGATATAAACTCGTATGCCTCTCTAGCTTCAGGCTCTAGATCAGTACCTCTCTGCATCCATTCGTTTACATATACAGGCTCTACACACCCTCTAATATTTTCTGCCACCAACTGCGCGATATATTTTGTCGCTTGTGATGATGGCTTTCCTGTTTGGGTTATAAGTCGCGCAAAACCACTGGCTGAAGGCTTGCCTAATCTTGCGGCAAGCCACTCATCCGTTCCCTGTTCATGGTCTAGGATAATCATCCCTCTGACCTACGCTTGTTACGCAAAGCATGCATAGCCCTGTCAAACTGAGAGGCAAGTAATTTGCTTGGGTTTTCGCACTTAAAATGATTACAGAATGCAGCAACATCAGCATCACGTTCTTCGATCATCGCCTTAAGTTCTTTGGCTTGATCGTCAGTGATAATGGCATTTGCGACAACAGG